AAGAGGAACAGCGCATTCTGTTAGCCCAGTTGGTGACCGGCGAGGTGCGGTATATGCCGGTGCTGACCGAGACGGACGACGAGGAGGAGGCGCAGCGGCAGCAGGAGGTGCTGGGGATTCTTGGCTCAAAGATGCTGCGGCATGGCATCCTGCCGTTACAGCCCGACGAACAGAGCATGGTGGTGCAGACGCGGAGTAGTCGCGTGCCTATTGTGTGGTGGTATAAGACGAACGGCTACGCCATCCTGGAGCAGACGCTCTGGCCAGGGCAGTACATCCCGATTATCCCGGTGCTGGGGCAAGAGGTGGTGTTAGAGGACGACGTGGATTATCAAGGGTTCGTGCGGAATGGACGTGGGGCGCAGCAACTGTATAACTATGGGTGGTCGCTGACGGCCGAAACCGCCGCCATGATGCCGAAGGTTCCGTATCGTGTGCCAGCGGGCGGCATTAGCGGGTATGAGGACTCCTGGCGCACCGCGAATACGGGCAACCATGCGTATCTGATCTACAACGTCTTTGATGACTTGGGGCGTCCGATTCCCCCGCCACAACGTGACGTACAGGATCTGGCCATTCAGGGGCTGAGTGCGTTCATGATGCAGGCGGCGCAAGCGCTCAACGAGACCATGGGGATTCATCAGGCGTTCCTCGGCGAGCCGTCGAACGAGAAGAGTGGCATTGCGATTCAGCGGCGCAAGGCGCAAGGGCAGCTCGCGCAAGCGCATTTCCCCATGAACATGGGGCGGGCGTTACTCTACGAAGCGCAGCAAATCATGGACGTGGCGCCGCTGATCTATCATGAGCCGGGGCGGGTGCTGCAGATCATTGGCGAGGATGGGACGCAGGAGCAGATCCAGCTCCAGCCGGGGCGGGGGAAGCCGCAGACGCAGAGCCTGCCGGCGCAGCAGCTGCCCGATGGGTCGATGCAGCCTGCACAGCCCCTGCCCGACGGGATTGCCGGGTTTTATGACCTGAGCGCGGGCCAGTATGACGTGATTCTGCAAACGGGCGCGAATTATGAGACGAAGCGCGAAGAGACGGCGGCGAACGTGCTCGAACTCGCCAAGGTCGTGCCGCAACTCGGGCAAGTGATCCCGGATATTCTGGTGTCCACGCAGGACTTCGACGAAGTGAAAACGGCGGTACGGCGCCTCAAGCGCACCATTCCGCCGCAGATTCTGGGCGAAGACGACGAGCAGATGAAACCCGAGGAGCGGGTAGTGCTGCTGGAAAATCAGGTCAAGCAGATGCAGGCTATGGGGCAGCAGCTCCAGGCGCAGATGCAACAACTCATGCAGGTGCATCAGCAGACGCAGCAGGAGAATGACAAGCTCAAGCTGCAATTACAGGCCAAGCACCAGGACTATGACATCGACAGAGCGGCATTAGCCGAGCAGCGCCAGGTCGACATCGCCAAGGCGCAGGTGGAACAGGCCAAAGTGCAGTTAGAGCGTGAGAAGTTCGAGTTTGAGAAGCAGATGCGCTTGCATGATGCGATGCTGCGGGAGCAGGCGCAGCGGCAGGCCCACGAGCAGGCGGCGGGAGAGGATGAACCAAGTCGAGGTTGAGGTGGTGTATCGGCCGATGGCATTGTCGCCACGGGTCGCGGCGGTCGCCGCGTATGTGCAGGCGATTGATCCGGCCATAACGCTGTGCACCGACATGCTGGAAACGCTGATCTTCCTGTCCTTGCGGGGCTATACCGTCGACGTACCGTATGGGACGTATGAGCAGCAGTGTCCGCTGGAGGAGTATTGCGCACGGTTCGTGCGGCCGCGGATCGGGGCATTACAGGCGGGGGCGGAGGAGAACGGCGCATGACGATACCTGCGTGGGTGGCGCAGTGGATACAGGATCGGGAGGACGAGTTGGTGTATGCGCCGGATGCCGTATCTCCTGATGAGACTGCTCCGGCGAGCCATGCCCGTGTGTCCTCGCTGGCTGCGTATGTAGCCTCCCTCCCTCGGCTTGGGGCTGTCGTGTATGCCTATGGCACAGGGGGGATGCCTGATCCGGTGTGGGTAGGAGCGCCGCCCCGTGCGTCTGAGCAGGCGGCTGCCTCCCATCAGTGGCTCAACGAACGCGATCAGCGCGACCGCCAGCAGATGGAGCGTGATGAGGCCTCTCGTCATGAGCGGCGGAGGCGCGCGCAGTTGACACGCGCAGTCTGGGCCGCCTATCCTGCGTTCTCTCCTGAGTTGGCCGCCGCGCTTGCGCGTCTGTATGAACGATAAGGACTGTCTATAAAAATACCGTTTGTGTTTTCCTAGCGAACTTTGTACGATATGTGCTAGGGCTGATGGTATCCACGCCTGCACCACGGTGCAAGCCCGTGGCAGACCACTGACAACTACATACCGTGTCTTCCTGTGCAGGCCAGCGCGGGGTGAGGCAACCCTTCCATGAGCGCCAATCCGAAGCTTCGGCGGATTGGCGCTCTTTTTTTGTCTCGTGACATGGGTATGTGGGCAGGACTCTTCTCTCCGGTCCTGCCTTCTCTTGTGTGGAGACAGGGTGTGATTACGGACTGGGTGTATAACCATCCGGGCATCTTAGAGGCGCTGATCGCGCGGCACTATGCGCCAGACGCGATCTTTGTGATGACTACGGAGGAGGCGCTGGCCACGGCACTCTGGCCCCAGACCACGCATGCCTCAGCCGTGACCCAAGACGAGATTACCCGCAGGGCTGAGGCTCTGACGAAGCAGCATTGGAAGAGGCGGCGCACGTCGCCGGCATAGGCGCGTCGCCTCACGACAATCTCATACTCGTGCTCACGTTCTGCTGATCACAGGACGCTGGCACCCCGCTAGGCGGTAGCGGAAGGTCTAGACCCCTTCCCTACCGCCTTTTTCGTTGGTGCCGAGTACGATGGAAGCCTTAGCGCCGCTAGGGCTTCCCCAGTTGAGATGCCGGGCTGCCTGGCGGCTTTCCAGGCTGGAGTTCCCATACTGAGGAGTGAGTCCGATGAGTATTACCTTTGCTTCTGGTGCAGTCCTTGACAGCACTGGAGCTATCCAACCCTCGAATGGAGTAGAGGCACCCTCTGCCCCAGTTGAGCCAAGTGTTCCTGTCCCTGGAACGTCTGAGCCGGTCGCTCCGAGTGAGCCACCTCCACCGGCAGAAGGCGAGCCCTCGGCCCCGACAGATCCGGCTCCTGATGCTGACGAACCGTCAGAGGAAGAAGTCCCGCGCGAAGTTCGGTCGGAGAGGCACTTCAGGAAATCCTTGATCGATGACAACAAGTTTTACCGTGAACAGCTCAGCCAGTCCCAACAAGTGCTGCGTGAGCAGGCGCAACAAACGGCCGCGCTCGTGCGCGAGCTCGCCCAGTTACGCCACCCCCAGCCTTCCCCACCCCAGACGCCCCCGCCACCGGTGCCTGCTGTGCCAGCAGTGCCACCTCGGCCGGAGCAGTTTGCCACGCATGAGGAGTTTCTGTCGGCGCACGCCAGTTGGCATGCCAACGAGGCCGTGAGGCAGGCCCTGGCGCAACGGGATGCGGAGGAGCAGACGCGGCGCCAGAGCTATGAGCAGCAGCAAGCGCAGCAGCGCGAGCAGCAGCGGCAGCAGGCCTGGCATAGTCGCATGAGTGAAGGGCGGCAGCAATTCACGGACTTTGACATGGCGCTGAGTAACCCGGCGACCTCGGTGCATCCGTCGATCCAGCCCATTTTGGTGGAAACGGTGCTGGAGAGTCCGCAGGGGCCAGCGATCCTGCACTATCTTGGCACGCATCCTGACGTGACCCAGGCCTTGAACCAACTGACGCCCTACGCCGCAGCGCGGTTTCTCGGGGAGATTGAGGCGCATCTGCGGCCGCAGCCGAAAGCCGCGCCGCCTGCGCCACCCCCAGTACCGCCTGCGACACCGCCCGCGCTCCCTGTGACGCCCGTGGTGTTGCCCGCGCCGTTGCAGCCGGTCGGGGGCGGGAATGCGCCCGCAGCGCCGGGGACGTTCAAGCCGGGGATGTCGTTGCGTGACTATGAGTCGATGCGCACCCAGGAACGGCGGCGCACGGCATAAAGGACATAGGACGTAAATGGCTAATCGTTTTTTGACTATCAGCGAGATCACCTACGAAGCCGCGATGATCCTCAAGAACGCCTGTAAGTTCGCCTCGCGGTGCGACCGCCAGTACGATGACAGATTTGCCCGTGCGGGGGCGAAGATTGGCGACACGATCAATATCCGCAAGCCCTGGCGCCCCGTCGGTCGTACCACGATGACGGCCAATTTTGAGGGCATCTACGAGCCCTATGTGGCGCTCACGCTGGATAAGCCGTTTGGCGTGGACATGAACTTCTCGCTCACCGATCTGACCCTGAGTATGGATGACTTTCGGCGGCGGTATATCACGCCAGCGGTGGTGAAGATTGCCAACTATGTGGATGAAGTGGGGATGGCGCTGTATGACCAGATTCCCTGGATGCTGGGCACCCCAGGCACCACGCCTAACTCGCTCCTGCCGTTCGCCCGTGGCGCTGCGATTCTCACGGAAGAAGGTTTCCCGCGCGATGATTTTGAGTCGATGCGTACCATGTTGCTGAACCCTGAGACCATGGCGGTGATGGCGGATGCTAAGTCGGGGTTGTTTAACCCGCAAGGGGCCATCTCCGAGCAGTACCGCACAGGCTTGATGTCACTGGCGAGTGGCTGGTCCTGGTTCGAGTCGCCCAATACGGTGGTGCATACGGTGGGACCGCAAGGTGGGACGCCAGCGGTGAATGGCGCGAGTCAGACCGGCAGTTCCCTGATTACCAACGGTTGGACCTCAGCGGCCGCGAATCGTCTCAAGAAAGGCGATGTGTTTACGGTTGCTGGCGTCTATGCTGTCAATCCGCAGAATCGCCTGAGCACAGCGCGGTTACGGCAGTTTGTGGCGACAGCCGATGTCGATAGCGATGGCTCAGGCAACGCGACCATCCCGATCTACCCAGAAATCACCCCCATCAATGCTGATGGGACACACCCCCAGTTCCAAACGGTCACGGGGAGTCCTGGCCATGGAGCGTTGTTGACGGTGGTAGGGAGCGCCAATGCGGTGAGTGCGCAGAGCCTCGGTTTCTACCGTGACGCCATCACCTTGGCGATGGTGGATCTGGAGTTGCCTCCAGCGATCCCGGCCAATGCCAAAGAGCGCGTGAGCGATCCTGAGAGCGGTATTTCGATCCGCATGTACCAGTACCAGGACGGTGTGCATGATGTAAGTGGCGCCCGCTTGGACATTTTGTTCGGGTACAAAGTGGTATATCCAGAAGGATGCGTAAGGATAGCAGCCTGACCTTGCTTATTGCTTAGAAGAATAAAATAGGGTATAATGTAACGTAACCTTTTGCGCTAAAGGAGCGTTATATGTACCTGTACCTGATGACGAATATGGTGAATGGTAAGCAGTATGTGGGTATCACAAAGCGAAAACTGGCGGTACGTATGCGGGATCATTACTCAGTTGCCTTTCGTGGGCGGTTGACATTGATAGCGCAAGCACTCCGCAAGTACGGCAAGGAAGCTTTTACAACAGAGTTGCTTAGTGAAGCCACAAGCTGGGAAGAGTTGGCTGCTATGGAACAAGCTGCCATTGCGACCTACGGGACGTTAATGCCTTACGGCTATAACATGACCCTTGGTGGTGATGGAACCGTGGGGTGGAAACATACGGAAGAGGCGAAGCAGAAGATGTCTCGTGCTAATACAGGCCGTGTGCGCAGCGAGGAACACAAGGCAGCCGTCAGTCGTGCGCAAAAAGGCCGTGTGGTTTCTCTAGAAACTCGTGCCAAGATGGGTGCATGGCAACATGGCGAGAATCATCATCGCTATGGTACGCATCTTACTGAAGAGCAAAGACAGCGCCTGAGTGCTGTCCATACAGGGAATACGTATACCCGTGGGCGGAAGCAT